TATGGTTTGTATTTCTTGCCTTCCTTCGCAATATCGATCAATTCAAGACCGCGAGCGTAGAGTGTCGGGTCAAGTGGATTTTCGGTATTCGTTACCGCTGCAAGAACTGCCCAGTCTGCGACCGCTTTCGCTTCGGCAATCTTGGTATCCTTCTCTGCCAGCTTCTGCTCATAGCTTTCTGCTTGCGTGTGTAAGTCCTCTTGCAACTTCTTCACACCGTCGGCTGGGTTGAACTCTGTTGCAACTTGGCCAAGGACTGCTTGGATCAATGCCTCGTCTGACTCATTGGTACGGTCACCAATTAATACACGGTCAAATGCCGTATAAGGTGCGTCTTGCCGAATTGCGACAAAAGTTTTATTTGCTTCTTGCAAGTATTTATTTACAATTTTGAATGCCATATTTTAATTTTCCTTTTCTAATTTATCTGCTTCTACTTTTTCAGCCACTTCGTCAAATAGCTCTTTAAGAGCTTCGTCTGCTTCTAACACCTTGTTAACCCGTGCTAGTTGTGCTTCTGCTTGCTCAAGTTGTGCTTGTGCTTCTTCGTACGAGACCTTGTATTTTGTAGCCTCTACGATAGCATTTGCAAGATTCTGCGATATTTCATTTACAAATTTATCTACTGTGTTCATGGTATCCTTTCTAAAGCGGGCCAAACATACTATATTTATAGTCATATTTAGCTTGTTTAACTTGATGCAATTGTCCGATGTTTCTATAAATATCATTAAGCAAGGTTTTTAGATCAAGATTTCCGTATCCCTGCAAATAGATATTATTCAATCCACGAAGTTCCTTTGTTTCTGTGTTTAAAGATACCCCGCTAGCTACAGAGCTAGGTGCGAAGTCCATTGTTTTTCCATAAAATGTTATGGCGGTTTGAACATTACTACCCTGTCTACCGTTCCAAATCTGGATCCCAGCAGAAGTATGCTCGATACCAGTCGTACCATTTCGGTTGCTCATTAGCTGTGTGTACGCACACGGAACGCCATTCAAGGCTCCTTGGCCAAAAATAAGAAATTGCAAAGGTTTGCCATTGAATTTATTTCTAATTCCCACAGCTTCCTTATTCATTTCTAACCATCCGGTTTGCAAATCGAAGTCAGTAACGCCATTAAGGGAAGATAGCTTCCCGCCTTTGATAATGTTAGCGGTCAGACCCTCGGTTGCGACATTCTTGGACGTGATGTTGATAAGCCGGGCTGTGCTTGCGTCGATCTCGTCAATGTGTGCCGTGCCTATCTGGGACTCGCCAATCATTGCCTTTTTAATCACGCCATCTTTTATGATGGTCTTTTCACCAACTGACAGCAAGCCCTCGTTAATCCTAATTGACCCGTCCGGGTTTAGATTTAACTGTCCAAGCACGTCGCCCGCGCTGTTAAGATTACGGATTGACCAACTATCGCTCAATAGCGTCATTTGCGTCCGTACTGCTTCAATAGGCTCTGCGCCATCTTCCGGAGCTGGTTGCCATTTGCGGTCATTTGTGCCTTCGTAAAAGTCAAGCTCGGTCATAAACAGACCGCCCCACTTGTTAGGATTGTTGCGGTCATACTCAAATTGAAGATAGCCATCATCAAATTCACCGATATTAAATTTAAAGGATTTCTTGACTGTTCTGCCGTTGTCAAATACGGCCCCATCAACCCATCTAGGTTTCCCGTCAAAAATCAGTTGTTTCTCTTCGTAATCTGCCGTAACTCCCTTTTTGCGCTTGCAGAAATAGATTCGGAAATACTTGGAGTTGTTATCGAATGCCAAAATATTCAGCATGTAGTCTGCATTTCGCTTGACGATAAATCGTGGACTTTTGACGAGTGCGCCTGGTCTTAACTCAAACATTCGTTTTTGGCCGTTAAAATAGAAGCTGTGAGCTGTGAATCCTAGTCTTCCGTTAGCTTCTGTCCAGTATTTCAGCCCGTCGTCTGCTCTCGAATTTCGAAGCATATTCGGGCCACCAGTCGTTGAATACTTCCCAACTTCCGTTTGGAAGATCTCGCTTGACATGACAAGCCGTGAAATTTTATCTGGTGCATCCGCTTCAGACTTACCCAAAATTCGCTCATAGAGTAGCGTGGTTTCTTTGACTTTTTGAAAATCAGCGACATTTTCAGCAATCTGACGAGATAGCGTGGTTAATCGGCCATCAATGCCTTGTCTAAATTCAGCTAGTTTAGCTTCGTTGTCATTTGTCAAAGCCTCAAAGCGTTGATTGGTGCTTTCGACGTTCTCAACATAGGTACTTTTGGAGACATAGCCATTTGAAAATCGCTCACGAACAGCAATAATCTGCTTGGTAGTTTCCTCTCGCGAATACCGTTTGAGTTCGTCTGATAGCTTCTCCCGTTCAACTTGGACATTCGTCCTAAATGCGTTTAATTCCCTGACATTCTCATTCGCGATTTCTTTCGCTTCTAGGCCTAAATCAACGCTGGCCCTAGCTCGTGCTATTGCTTCTTCACTACGCATGTTGGCTTCTGCGATGGCACGGTCAGTCGTGGTCTTGGCCTCTTTAAGCTGTCTATCGACTTCTTTCTTGACCTTGTCCACATCTTCCGTATCAATGCGTTTCTCCCACATTGATCCGTTCCATATGTGCATTCGGTCATAGAGGCCATTTTTTTCAAACCAGATATCGCCCACTTTGTGCTCGATATTTTCATCTGGACGGTTATACCAAACCTTATTTCCCTGGGCGTTTAACAGATATTTAGGTAGGTTATCTGCTAACTGTTTCTGACTCTTAGCAATATCAGAGACTTGTGTAGCAAGACCGCTTTGCATCGTAGCACACACATTTGTGCCAACCTCACCAAATTCTACGCTTTCATTTCGTTCATTTACAAAGTCGTAAGTGATTGTGGTTACTTTGGCAGTTTCATCGGTCAGCCCAATCTGTGGATAGTAGATAGGCACGATGTCACAAAGTTCAAGCTCTTCAATCCAAGCACGGTCTGCATAGTCTAGTGTTTTGGCTAAATCTACGTACTCGATCTTGGTATTGATTTTAGGCTTACCGATTGCGTTGCGTTCCATATAATCCGTTGCTAGCTTGCGTAACTTGTCAGCGGTTGGAATGTTTTTCTTTTTGCTATCCGTGCTAAATTCACTCGAAAAGTCTACGACCTTAATTCTGCGATGTGCATAGAGGGCCTTATACTTGCTATCTACATAATCCTCTGGAATTGTAACCGTGACAGGGTCTGGCTGATTGTCGCTTGTGTCACCCTCTGGCCGATCTGGAGTGTATGTAGCATAAGGCAGTACGCTTGTATAAGCATCTTCGATGGTTTCATCGGTTTCAGCGGATAAGATGTTTCTGCCATACTCTAATACAGTCGGAGCAGTACGACCTAACTGCTTATGCAGTCTGACAGTCATATTGTCAAATTCATACTCACCGCCCCAAGTGTCAAGGATAGACCCCTCAACACCACCAAGGGCTAAACGTGCATTAGTAACCTTGTCAATGGTTAGCGTAGTAGTCGCACTTGTCTGGATGTCAGACCAGACATCAAAGCTATAATCACCGATAAGAGCATCTTTCCAACGTGCAAGAGCAGATTGGGCTGTGCCGTTTAAAATCGTGTGATTTCGGATAGCCATGTATTTTAGCTTATCGCTGATATGTTGGCCATAGATTTTAACAATGTTACTGCTATCTTTTACAATCCGTGAGATTTCGAAAGTCTGATTTTTGGTTCTTAGACCAGCATCAGCCTTAAGTTTCATCTCTTTTTCAAGGATAGCAACCATCTGGTCATTGACTGGGATTTCAGCGTATAGCGTGTAGTTTCCGTTACGTTCCCTTGTTACCGTACCCTTGGTTACATTCAACTCACCAAAGCCGTAAGTGTCAAAGAACGTCTCATTTTTGTTAAATAGTATAGGTCTCATAGCTTAACCCCCCAATTCGGGATCATGGAGACTGTAAAATTACCGTCCCAACTAATCAAGTTGTGTCCAGCATCCAGATAAGGCATCTGGAATTGCGGAGACCGCACAACCTTATCCCACGCTGGCAAGTTATCCTTGTATACTTGGTTAGCTTGCATATCAAGCGTAATCTTGCCTTGTACGGCCCGTAGTTTTGTTTTACGGCCATTGATAGTTAATGTACAGTCACCAGACCCCACAAGTGTGATAATAGGCTTAGCGTTGACATTGCCAAGCCCATTTACTGTTGAACCATTAGCGAGCGTTTGAGTCGCACGGCCTTGCTTGTAGTATTTGACCGGATAAGTCAAGAAATTAAGTTTAACTTTGCCAAATTGTCGCATGATGCTGGCAATCTCAAAACTCTCGAGATATGCTGATCGATAGATAAAATCTTTATCCCATGATAGCGTCAAGTCCTTGTAACCCTCGACGTTGAGCCAGTTACTGATGCTTGACTCAATATCCGACAATTTCAAATCAGAGGAAATAGTACAAGGCAATTCAAGAGTGACTGATTTTAGGCGATTGTTAGACAGTAGCAAGTCACCATCACGGCCAGCTACTGCCACTGTGTCGATATCTTGACTAGTAGAACCGATTACATAATCGCTTGTAACACGTAAGCCGTACTTACTGCTGTCTGTGCCATTAAAATTAAATGTACCCATTATGCCATTCTACCTCCTTCCAAATTTGTATAGTATGCCATTTCACGTAGCAATCTACGCATATTTTCTGGGCTAAAGAAATTATCGTTTGCCGTTCCGTTTGCGTTAAGCGTGTAATTGTTAGTCACGCTTGAGTTAGATACGCTGCCAGACCCAAAGCTAGGACTGATTGAGCCAGTTAGACCCAAAGCGCTCTCTGGCGTGAATGATACACGGTCAGCAAGTGCCTTACCAGCGTCTATCACTTCCTTACTAAGACCAGTCATGCTATCGTCTACGTAGTAGCTAAATTTATCAATACCGACTGCCATACCTTCTGGGATTGCTCGCCCGATTTGGTCACGAAATACCTTAGAAGGCGAATTGATACGCAAGGTAGAACGTGCAGCACTTACCGCAGCACCCGCTATGGATGCGGCTGCACTTGCTACTGATCCAGCCATTGCATAGATACCAGCACTTAAGCCTTCACCGATAGACATACCAGCGTTGTATCCACCGCTAAAACCGCCTTGTAGATTGCCGTTAGCGGTATGCTTCAAGCCAGCGGATGCACCAGCAACCGCTCCTTGAGCAGAACCAATACCACCACTAAGGCCAGAGCCAAATTGATGTCCAGCGCTACGACCATCCGAACCGAGAGAGGCCACACTCTGTTTAGCAGTAGACTGTAAACCTCTTGAAGATGAGCTTACCTGACCTTGTTTAGTACCAATACCAAGAGAGATACCTCCCCCGAATTGTTGCCCAGCGGTCATACCTTTGAGAGACATCGATATCATTTGACCTGCCGCTGCAAGCGTCATGCCAAGACTAGCACCCGTTACTGATCCTTGTGACGAATTGATACCAGTAGAGATACCACCGCCAAAGTTCGACCCTGCTGTTTGACCTTCGCCATTCAAGGTACTCATAGCACCTACTGCAGTGGATTTGATAAAATCACTGGCAGTCTGAACGAGTGGTGAGCTTTCAGAGATGCCTTGAGCATAGTTACTGCTCATTTGAGCACCGCTATATTTGGCCTCTGTTGGCAAGTTGTTGAATGCTTGCTTAGATGCCTCTGTCATCTCGGACGATGCTTGCGCTACATCCTCTTTACCAGCACGAATGCCATCAGCGGTTTGTTTTGGAATTTCACGGGCTTTCACGTCAAAGCCAGCTTCTGCTAGCGCATCCCTAAACTCGTTACCTATAGCAGTAACCATCGCTTGAACTTCTGGGGCAAGTTCCACGCCAGTAGCCTTAATGCCACGTAGGAAGCCTTCTTTTGCTTTGTCGCCCGCTTCTGTCCACTTACCGTTTAATGCTTCTAACTGCTCATCAGAAGCATTTACAAGGGCTTGTGTCTGCTCTGCCATCTTAGGCCCAGCTTTTCGCATCTGCTCGATAAGACCTTGATCTAGCCCACGTTGCGCTAAAATTTCAAGATTCTGTGACCACTTATCAACTGCTTCAATGTTCTGTTGCAAGTTAGCAGTCATCTGTTCTGCAGACAAGGCTGTCTGTTGCTCGATAGCTTGAAAGGCATTCTGCACATCACCTCGAAGGGTTTCAAACTGCGATTTCATGTCGTCTACCAGCTTGCGCTGATCGTCGTCCATGTTTTCCCAAGCCAAAGACATGCGACCTACTGCGTCTTCTGTAGACTTGGCTTGTAAATCGTTATTCTTTGCTATCGTCTCGGTCAGTTCATTGTCGGACTCTTCAGTCTTCTTGATGTCCTCTTGTAGCTTCTTGACTTCTTCGTTGTATTTCTTCTTAGCTTCGCTTTTTATTGAGTCCTTCGCAATAGAAGTTGAAAAAATACCGTTCTCAATGTTATCAGTTTCTTTGATAAGGTTCTGGTACCCTTTTTCAAGTTCCTTCATCTTATCCTTGATATCGAGGCGCTTCTTGGCATTCTCAACCATCTTAGCGTTGGCAGCCTCAACCTCAGCCGAAGCCTTGGACGCTTCAATCTGCTTACGGATGGCATCCGTGGTCATGTTGATAGTTCCAGTGGCCTTATCGTACTGAATGTTTAATCCCTCAACTCGTGAGTTGAGAGTTTCTGCTGCAGAAGCAAGTTCTTTCTTCTGCCCCGCGGTTTTGTTTTCAACCGCGTTCAGTTCTTCAATCTTCTTAACGAGCCGTTCATTGTCCTCGGCTGTTGCCTGGATCTCATTTCTGCGATCCTTGTAGGCTTCGTTGCCTTTATCGACACTTTCGTGCAGTTCTTCGAGGGAGCGTTTGAATTCTTCATTCTTGGCTTTAGCTTTCTTCGTCTCTTCGCTTTCTTGACTTAACCAAGAAACTAGACCAGCCAAGGCACCGACTACCAAGAAGATACCGCCCGAAGATAAAGTGGCCAGAGCTCCAGTCAATCCAACTGTCGCACCTTCAGCAATCAGCGAGGTACTAGCCAAGGTTGTCAGAGAGGTTATAAGGTTAGCGATAAGACCGCCTATGCCTTTAATGATTGCAAGACCAAGCATAGCGCCTTTAAATGCTAAAACACCGACGACCACACCGCCCAAAATATGGAGCAGCGGATCAAGCACGGGTTTTAAATAACCTAATACCTTAACGGCCGTTTTAACAACTGGAGTCACTGTTTTAATCGCATTAACAATCGAAGCAAACACGTTGTTAACGACTGCCTTTATGCCATCCAAATTCTGGGCGATACTCTTACCAGTCACGGCCTTGCTCATTTTGTCAAAGGCATCAATTACATTCGCAATACCTTTGGCCACAGCATTTACGATGTTTCCGAACGATGTACGGATACCCTCGCTATTTTTTCGAGCCATTTCAGCAAAGCCATTAGTGCCTTTGTTAAGTTCAATCAGACGCTTGCTAAAATCTTGGAAAGTAATTTGTCCACTTTGCAATGCTGCATAAAAATCTTTTTGAGCCGATGCACCAGCAAAGCCAAAACTTTCAGCAGTCTTCTGCAAAGCATAAGGCATGGTTTCTTGTAGCGTCTTCCAAGATTGCATATCAACCTTACCAGCAGATAACATCTGGGTATATTGTTGCAATCCACGACTTGCATCTTCTGTTGAAGCACCAGAAGCCAAAAACGCATTATTTAGAGCGATTGTTAACTTGGTTGATGTCTTCAAATCGCCCGTCATAGAGGTTAGTTTTTGAGTTGTTGCTACAACCGTGTCTAGCGTTGTAGGCAAGCCCTCAATGCCCTCTGATAGCGTCTTAGTTGACTGTGCGACATCCTTGGATGAATGCCCCAGGGATTGCATAACTTTTGGAAAGCGTTGTAAGGTGTCAAAACGATCAATAGCCTTGTCAAGTGATGATGTGACTAAATCAAGACCAGCGTTAACTGCCTTGAATGCAATAGCACCGGCTGAAAAGTTCTTGATGCTTTCTTTTAGCTTGTCAAATTTATTAGCGCTTTGTTGGGCTTGATCTGCACTGCTTTTTACAATGTCTTTAAATTTGACAATACCGCTACCGCTTTGAGAAGCAACCTCGCCAGCTTGTCGGATTAAATCAGCGCTTACCTTAAAGCCATTACCACTAGTTTTAGTGATTGTGCTTGCTTCTTTGACTTTTTCTGCAGCATCCTTGAAAGCCTCGCCACTACCTTTAGTTAGTATTCCAGCTTCTTTAACTTTAAAACTTGCAGTCTTAAAATCATCACTACTGCTTTTGGCCTTAGTTCCAGCGGTCTTCACTTTCTCGCTTGCACTCTTGAAGCCATCAGCGCTATTCTTGGCACTGTTGCCAGCTTCTTTCAGTGAGTTGCTAGCGTTTTTAAAACCATTAGAGGAGCGTGTTGCGTCTGACTCTAGCTTTTTTAAATCACTAGCCAGAGCAGATAGTTTATTGCCATTGACTTGCACATCAATGACTATTTTTCCGTCTGCCATCTATTCCTCCTCTCTATCTAATCTGTATTTGTTTTGTAGTTTACGCATATTAGCTTTATATTCTGCCGGATCGTGAGGCTTAGGTTTCCAATCTCTAATCTGTATCAAGCGCGCGACTGGTGTATTATCTGGCATACCGTTTAACAGTGCAGAAAATTCTTGCCATGTCATCTTGCCTTGTTCCTCAAAGAGATTGATGCCATAAGCCATTCTGAAACTAGCGTAGATATCGCTTGCATCTTCTTCTATATCTAGCAGTCTTACCTTGTCTATTTCTTCCTTAGGTACGGGCATAGGGTTGCCATTTCTATCTAGGACGGGCTTTTCTTTCCGTGTCTTGATAAAATGCTCATCTATGTATTCCCAGACCGTGAGGAAGGTAAGAGCGTCTGTTATATGTTGCCCCGTCGTGATTTCTACTGCCACTTGGAATTTTTCCAGTTCATTTAGTAAATCATCTGCGAATACCTCAAAGACATCTAAGACCGTGTCAAACGAGCAGTCGATATCATACTCTATCCCATCCAGTTCAAAGCTATTAAGTAGTGGCTCATTCAGTTTCATGAGCGTGTCCTACTTTTTTGTTTTGCGTTTTTTCTTTTGTGACTTCTGGATATACTGACTAGTGCGCTCATTGACCTTCTTAGCACGCTCTTTCTGGATCTTCTCTAATTCCTTAGCTACAAGTTCATCCACTTGCTCAAGTGCGTTCTCAAGAGCCAAATAGTCTGGATACTTTTCGTAAAGTTTAGCAAAAGTGCCATCACCGAAAAAGGCATCATACTTGATTTCAAGTAGTTTCTTCTCCATCTCAATAGCTTGCTGTGCTACCTTGGCATCAATGACACCCTCTTTCACATCGTCAAACTCTCCAGAATTGGAGCGTTCCACAAGCTCTTTCTGATATTCGTTGAACAGGTCATTAATCTTCTGTGGCACATCTGCGAATTTAACAAGTGCCTCTGTTGAAGTGTCAAACCAAAACTCCACCTCTCCAATTTTGATAGGGAAGCCAGAGCGCTCAATGTTAATGTTAATAGTCATGTTTAAATCTCCTTTCAGTACAAAAAAAGAGCGCTACCCTTTACAGATAGCGCTTCAAATGGGATATTATCCCACAACTGCGGTAGTTTCTGGAAGCGTGTTATATGAGATTTTGCATCCAAATTCTTCGTAGTCTGCAGCGGCACCAGAACCCGCCTTAATGTCAGAAACAGTAGCAATACCCACTGTTTCGTTCTTCTTATCAGCATCTACGACTTTGTGCCAAACCAAGCGGTCATTGCCCAATTTGTATTTAAGCCCAGCGATGTGCTTCATTGCTGGATCTTCTTTGTCGTAAGTGCCTTTGAAAGTGTAAGAGCCTTTAACAGATGTAACTGTTGTTTCTTCTGTTCCGTCTCCGTCGTAGTATGCTACTGATGTAGTAGCTTCGTCTGTGTCGTCCGTTACGTCTTCAATCCATTTAGCCAATTCCAAGTAAGCAGATTTCTCTGGCTTTTGTTTTGGATCGGTAACGGGTGCGATAAAATGCCCACGTAGGGCGTTTTTAAAACGTGCCATATTTTAGTTATGTTCCTTTCATTTGTTAAAAACTGTGATATTCGCTTGAATATCTTGTAGATAGATGTAATATCCTTGATCGTCTCTGTCATTCAAGAACGGCATCGTGACTGTTAGGTTGTCAAACTCATAAGAGCCATTCTTACTTGGCAGTTCTAGATTAAACTCTGATAAAGCCTCGTTAATAGCCCAAATACAAGTGTTGGCTTTGTTGTGACTTTTCGTTTTGATAGCAATCTCAAACGGCAATGTGACATCCTTTGCCTCGTCCATGTAGAGCGTGTTGACTTTGCCACCAGCTAATGGATAGCAGACAAGGCTCTCATCCTCATCTAAGTAGTCCATACGGCAAGGGATAGGCAAATTAAGCGTATTGATAAAGCTATTGAGTTGCTCCAAAAAGTCGTTTTTACCGATGTTTTTCGTCATAATCCCATAGCCTCCTTACCTTTTTCTGCCCACCTGCTACCATACATAGCGGTAGCCTTTAAATCCCATCGCTTGCCAGTGCCAGCGGTTGTGTACTTGCTAAAAGTGAAACTGCGATACTTGTTATAAGCAGACCCGTAGAATTGCGCTCTCGCATATACCGTGTTGTAGATAATCTTGTTACCCGATACGTGGGCAGAACCTCTCAAAGCACCACCAACAGAAGGGCCTCTATATGGAACGAATTGCTCCATATCTAGCATCGCTTGGTTAGCTATTGCGTATTCTGCCTTTTTGGCATTCGCGCTAGATGCTTTTTTGTAAACACCGCCTAAATCAACCTTAATAGTGATACCCATTAGATCACCTCGATTTCGTAAGTTAAAATACGCTTATTCATAGGGTGTCTGTTTGGGATAATTCGACTAATAATATAGGCTTGATTGTCCACGATCAACTGACCGTCAATGTATGATGGGTCAATCTCTACATTGCAGTAGTCTGTATCAATGTATAGGACACCTATATAATTGACTGTGCGGTTTTTACTCGCACCAGATTTCTGCGACTGCACATGATTGGTACTTTGGTCAAACCGACAATGGCTTATATACAAGTCCTCGCTAAACAATTCAGCGCCCCACTCGTCCATGCCGATGCGCTTCTTGATGATAGCTTCGTCTACTAGCATTCGTTTATCGATCATAGCAAACCCCACTGTAGTTAAAACCAGCCATATTCAACCAGTTTTCAGCGTCAAGCGATAAGTTATAACGCTTGCCAGTAGAAGCGTTCTGCGAGCCATTCTGATAGCTTACAGTAGTACGCCCAACTGTCACGCTTGCAAGTGATTGCTTTTCTTCTGCAGTCATTACACCAGTTCGCTCTAAGTATGCAATTTGGTTAGCAACTGCATTCTTAACCGCTTGTTTTCGTGGTTCAAAGTCACTCTCAAAGTCCTTGTATGCGTAGAAATTGCGAATATACAAATTAACGGCCATTTCTGCCCGCTTGTATAATTTGTCAAATTTATCTGTCACATCAAAACCTAATTTAAGGTATTCGTCATAAGACAAATAGGTCATGTCATTCCTCCTTTAAAAATTAAAAGAGGCTGACTATTCTTCAACCTCTTCTGTCTCTTCTTCTGTTGTTACGCCAACCCGCACTAAAAACGGGCTTGCATCTGGGTGCGATAATTCGCCCCGTTTATTCAAATCATCCGCAGTCTTAACTGGCAAGTCGTAGATTTTGCCTTCAATAAAGGCTTGGTCTAGTTCTTCGCCCGTAAAGACTACGTTTGATGTTGCTTTGTATTTAGCCATCTAGTTGCTCCTTTTCTTCTGTTTCATTGGTGACAACTTGATGACCAATGTTTTTGTTTATTTCTTCTGCTCTTTTTTTTGTGATATCAATGATTGAGCCTTCTGCCACGAATTCATCTTTTACAATATCCCAAAAATCGCAAAGAACCTTAAACTTAGCGATCTAAATCACCTCCAGTTTTATCCCGCAGCAACCAACTTAGCCTTGAGGATACCTACTTTGTTTTCATCAGCAATGTACTTGCCGTACTTGCCAGCACCTTGGATAGCTACACCGTAGAAATCGTCTGCGTCAATAGTACGAACGATTTGCAAACCAACCCCAGCGATACCTACACCGTCTGCGGCAAACATGACTTGTTCCCCAGTTTGGAAGTATTCGTCTGGTGTTTCTTCAAGCACAAAGCCTTTGAATTTGTACATTGTTTGGTCATCGATGTTAGCAGATGAATTTTTAGCGGTTGTAGCAAGTTTTGAGTCAATCAAAAAGTCGTACACATCAGAAGTAACATAAGCAACCCACGCAATGCTCTTAGAAATCTTGTTGTTGACAAATTTCTTGTGAGCTGTAGCGAATGCTTTTGTCACTCCTGCCTCGTCCATCTTGCCCTCGATTGTTTCGCTTGCATTATCAGACAAGGCTTTTGCAAGTAGTTCATTGATGTACTCTGTTTGAGCTAGAGCGTTTTCTTCCAAGCGCTCAGCTACGACCTTGTCAGCTACATCATTAACAGTTACATTGTCAATCCCTTCATGGATTGAGATAGGCGCTTCATAAGGTACAGACTTGTCAATAGACTTAATTTCTGTACGTGCCCCAAATCGGTTAGTTGAACCTGTGCCAGTTCCAAAGGCTACGTTTTCGCCCTTGTCATATTTCTTAACAACTGCCTTAGTGTTGTTAACTTTCAAATTCAACATTGTGTCAGAGTCTGAAACTCCGTCGAAAACTTGGATTTGACCACCGAATGAACGCAAGAAACGAGAACGTGTTTCAGTGATTTTAGCCAGCATGGTCATGTATTGCTTTGTATATAGTTTTGTAGACATACTACACTCCTTTGTTTTAAAATTTAGTATTTGCTCAAGATTTCATCAAAGGCATCACCTTGTTTATCTGAGCTAGCGGATGGATTGCCACCGACTGTAATGTTCGGTTGCGGTTGCGGTTCTTGACTCTGGAAGAGGTAAGGGCTTGTTTCTTTTAGACCATTGATTGTATCGTCTAGCAAAGGTTTGCCAGCTTCGTCAAGTTCAATCTTGTCAAGATCGATAAACTTCATGAGGTCATTAGAGTTGAATGCTCCTACATCTTTCAAGGCTAAGGCCACTGCATTAGTTTTGGTAACTTGCGCAAGGTTCGCCTCACTATCTAATTTGTACTGCTCAAATTGGGCTTGCAAATCAGCAAGTTGTTGCTTACTTTCCTCACTTGCTCCCTCTTTGGCTTGCAAGTCTTTGATAGCTTGACTTTGTTGTTCAAGTTGACCCTTTAATGTTTCGTTTTCAGCTTGCAAATCAGACTTAGCTTCATTGATTGCTGACCCGTACGCTGCCATAATGCGCTCAATAGCTTCCTTGTCTTCAATACCTGCATCAACTAACATTTCACGTTTTAAACTCATTGTCTAAAACTCCTTTCGTTTTACGTCCGATAGACGAGATTTGACGGTTTACGTCCGACAACGAACACGCCCAGCAAGGTACGACCTTGCAACTGGAGGAGACAGCCAGTCTTTTCACAAAATGAGCGCAAAATAAAAACCGTAACAATGTACGGTCTAGCGGTCTATTCCCGTCCGTCAAGATGTCGGATCACCTCCTAGATACTATCTAAAATATTTAGAAGCTCAAATTCTTCGTATGTTTCTGCAAAAATATCAGGCTTGCACGGATAAAATTCTCCTTGGACACCTTTGATAATGTAGTCACCTTCTGTTGCAACCATCAATCCCTCAAGTGTTTCTATCTTTAAAACCGGATTATCCAAATCAGCATAATCAACACGAACTGGATCTAATCCTAATTCTGATAACTCCAAAATTGATTCTTCCGTATCTGTAAACTGTACAGCCTCAATCACTACTGGTTTTTTACGGTATTTCATTTTTTTACTCCTTTTTGATTTTGGGCATAATAAAAGCGCCTAGATTGTTCTAAGCGCTAATTATTTACAAAGCTAGATCACGTTTTTTGAGTTCATCCATGACAAGGTCTTCATCTTCTGGAGAAAGCCATGTGAAACGCAAACGAGCAAGTTCTTCGTCAGTCATTTCAGAAGGGATTAAGGGAGCAGGTTTTTTGAGATTCCAGCTACTTACTTGTTTTAATGCTTCTTCCAAATTCATAGACTTTACTCCTCTCTTAGATTCATTTCAATGATAATATTATCCCCTTTTCGTTTCATGCTAATTATATCATATTTCGAACCTTTTGGAAGGATAATCTCGCTCTCTTTATCGTTATCGGTGAAATAAATTTCAGCATTTTTAGGAATGTTGATAATGGTTTTAATAGGTCTGTCCTGGAAGAAATTGTATTTAGGAATATAACTAGTAGATGTATAGCCATCATTATCGAAAGTAGCTTGTCCAGAATTAAGAGCAGACTCAATGCTATCATGTTTTTCCAAAAGACTAGCATTCTTTCTAAGGATAGAATTAAAGTAACCCTCATCGTCAAATCTATTGACTTTGATATTTTTTAGAGTTCTATTTTTCTTGATGACCCCATCCAAAGTATCAACTATATTCTGATACTCAGACGGCATTACATTTTTATCTCTCAAGTATTTATTGATAGCGAAACTATGAGGTGTACCAATATATCCCAAACCTTGAGGGTTTTCGTTGGCATAGATAACCTTACGCTCTGCTTTAGTGATTTTCCCTCCAACCTTTTTGAAAGCTGGAATCTCGCCTTCTTTGATGTAATGATGTTCTGCCAGCTTCTTTCTAAGTTGAGCTGTTTTCTTAGCATCTGTATATGGACCTTTGTAGTATTTTTCTCTTGCATAATCACGATGAAGGAATGGCTTATCTTTTAGAAAATCGCGCATAGCCCCTTGTTGGGTTCTTACTTTGCTCCTATACTTGCTTATTAAGTCCTTGTCACCTAACTTCTTAGCTACATCCAGGAGCTCCTTAGACCGCCTTATTTTGCGTTCTAAAGCTCTTTGCTTAGCTTGTGCATTAGCATTCGCTATAGCCTCGCTAGGACTTATATCTTTAACATCTGGCCCAAGGTCTGGCAATTCGTTGAAACCTACTACAAAAGGTGTTATGTCATGCCCACAGTTAATGCCCAAACACCCAGCGGGCGTTCCGTATCCGTGGTCAGCCATTGAGAGAATAGTGATGCCATTCTCTTCTCTTTGAGGGCCATAAGTCACTATCTGGTGTTGCAGTGGTGCGCAAGCCTCTCTAGCAGTAGCCTTCTTGGAAAAGTAGAAAGTGTCTATATCAAACTCTTTCGCCGGGGCAGTCCGCATCTCACGAAAAGCCCGCTTGACTGTTGATTTAATCACGGTTCTAGCGTAGCTATCAGCTCTCCATCGCTTCCCTTGGCTATCAGTAAATCCATAGAAGCCCTTTTCAAACCATTTCATGATGGTGTCATTCAAGGCTCTCTCTGGCGTCGCAATGCCCGTTATAACCTTACCAACACTTTCCTCTATGACGGACTGAAAAACGCTTCTCACGCTCTCTGGTAGCGTTGAATTGATAAGGTTGTTCACATCTCCCAGAGCTTGGTTAGCATAACTTGCTAGATTATTCTGGATTTCAGAGTCATCTGATAGATCATCTACTCCCAGAGTTTCTGCTAGTTGGTCTCTGGTAGTCTTATATACCTTGTAGCCCTCACCCTCAATAACTTGTCTTAGTTGCTTTTCTGCTATTCCAGAATATTCAGCAATTAGCTTCACGTTTTCCTCATTGAGTAGACCCATCTGGTTCATCTTCTCTAACTGCCAGATATAAGGGTTTTCAGCAAGACTTACAGACCCACGTTCTAGCAGTCTGTCTACCACTTGGTCAAAGAGTTCAAGGGTTAATTTATGATAAAGCTCTGATACTTGACTAGCGTCTAGGGTTAGTTGCTGGTCATTCAGCTTTATCTTTCTGTTAGCGCTAGTCTTCATGCCTATTCTCCGTAAATGTCAATATCCGTCTGGTCACGCTCTGCATTCGCTTCGTCTAGCGTGTTGCCGTGGACTTCACTTTCAATCTTCATTGCTTCATCTGGTGTCACATTTAGCACTTTCTCGATTGCCATCGCATGAGTGCCAAAGCCAGCAGTCACTACCTTAATCCAGTAGTCTAATTCAGCGTTACGATCAGTAAACACCCCATCATCTAAGTTGATGCTGATATCTTCCATGTCTGGAATGTTGCCATTGTATAGCTTGTATGCTTTGGCAAGCTCTAGCATGGACACTATCAACTCTTTCAGCGAATGCTCAACTAGACTTACAATACTATTGCGCATTTGATAAGTGTCAGAGTTCTCTGATACGATTTCTGTAGCAGTCTTCATACTCTTGCCGTCAAAGCTAAACATCCCAGCCGATACGCCAATTTGCATTTCAAAGAGCGCCAAGCCCTCATTAATAGCCTTGATGTAATCATCAGAGCGGATAGGTGTAGTTAAGTCCTTGATGCTTACTGCATTGTCAATGCCACCACCATCTAACTGTTGGTATACATTCTGCCCAGCTTCAAACTCACGCTTAACAGTGACCTTATCGCCTCGTTGGTCAAATTCAGTCTTGACTAATTGGGCTGGTACTAGTACACGTCGTTGACCCATCTTGACTTCCCACATAAATTCGTCATAGGTAGTATTGATAAAATCAATCGTGGTCTTGGCATTATCAAAGATAGATAGACCCAAAGGACTGTTAATATCCTTGTTATTCATTCCAGACGGCTTCAAGTAAGTGAATAGTGGCCGTGATAGGTTCTTCACTTCCACGGTTTCCTCTAAATCCTCATAGATTTCAGATAGTGGAACTCGTGAACCTACAATGCTTTGGTTGTCCGACTTATACAATTCATTCGTGATTGTATAATGCCCGTCCTTCTCCCACTCATGCAATTCGATCAGTGTATAATATTTCTGCTTCTTGCCTTCTGACTTGATTGTTTTAGTTACGATTGCTGCAGAAGAGATATCTTGCGTGTTAGATTGCAATGGTAAAAATACTGGTGCTTGGATGAATGACACTCGCACCTTGTCCTTATCAATGTAAGGACGCATAGCAAGACCACCCAAGGCCAAACAACTTTCCAGATAGCGTTCAAAGTTCTTCAAGAAGCGGTCATTTTTAAACTGCTCTTGAATAAACTCATTCGCTCCTTCATCATCCACCTTGATTTCTGCTTGCTCATTGAATACGAGGCTTGCAATCTTCTTGGATGCAGTGCGTGCCAGTGGCAAGTGGTTGAAATCACGCTTACACTCTGTGCCATTGCTATCCTTGTACACTACCTTATTAAACCGACCAGCAAAGTAGTTCAAATTCTCTCTAATTCGGTTGTATTCTTCCTCTGATACTGCTATCTTTGGGTGGTCTGTGATTTTAGTAAGGTTCTCTGTTGTCATTACGTACTTCCCTCTTTTAAAAATATCCTTAATGGTTTCAATTATTCCCATTCTTTAGTTGCTCCTTAGGCTTTTAGATCAAGCATCTGTGCGTTGTCTATGACGAAGTATTGTAGAGCATCGCACGTATGGTCATCTTCCTTGATAACTTTCGGGTCGTCGTTCATAATACTTCTTTCATCCCATTGATACTTCTTGTGTTCTTCTATGAAGTATTTCAGATTGTTTTCTGTTGGTAAATAAAAAAAGCGTCCTTCCGCTAGAAGCGACTGCACATATTCGGTCATAACTATTTTCTTTTTCTTAGCTACTGGATGCCAGCGTACCCCGTAATCTTCATAGTATTGATTTCTCAATGCTCCCTCCGCACTATCTATTGTCAAATTAAGAATAGGCGCATTAGGAAAACGCCTTGCTTTCGCCTCCAAGTAGTCATGCAGTTCTCTTGACAAGATGCTAGGCGCTTTCTTATGTGTCTTACCCGCTGGGCTGTAGTAGTAGGTATCAATCAGATATACATTGTTAGCATTCGTTAAGACTAGATGCAAACAAGTTGTAGCAGATTGTTGATGCCCGCTATCGACTGCGAAGAATTGTCCGATTACACGTTCATTCTCTGGCACTTTGTCAATCTCTTTGAACAATTCCATATTATAGACGTTCGTACCAAGGCCGACTGGCTCACCCAGATAAATATATCTATAGTAGTCATAGTCATTCTCTTTGATGCGTTCGATATCTTCCAGCATCTGATCTGTCACAAAGCCCAGTTCATCGTTCAGATAAGATGACGAATGCACTAGATAGTTATCATCGTTTTCTAACTTTTCTGCCCACTCATTAATCCAACTATACGGGTTGCGTGGCGGATTGTATGACCAGAAAAACTTCACAAAATCAACATCTGGATGCTTCTGACGCATGAATGTTACGTTTGACTGGTCAAAGTCTTCCTTGTTTGCAAACTCTGCAGCTTCCTCATACCACACAGCAATAATGTTCCCGATGTCGTTCGATTTCAGCTTCTGGAAGTCATCTTGACCGTAGAAGTAGAAGCATGAGCCAGTAACCGTATCTTGTATTTTGAAAGGCGATACAGTCGCTTTAAAGCGTCCAGATAGACCAAACTTATTCAAAGCCCACTGGATTTTGAGAAAGACACTATCACGGATAGTATTCCCGACCTTGCGGATAACTACCACATTCGCCTTCTTGCCAGCGATAAGAAACGGTATCATCATATAGACCAGTAACAAGGCTATGACCGATGATTTAAAAGAGTTACGGCCACCCTTTAGCACATTGTACGGCTTGCTAGTTGTCCATACGCTCTTAAAATGTGGGTTGACATTAGATTGAATGTTAACTTTCATCTTTCGCCCACTCGTCTATGATTGTGATGTTCACATCCGATACTGTGCCTTGTTCCATCTGTGTCCGTAGCTTCTCGATCTCAAGTTCTAATTTTTCTGCTTGCTTAGTTGTTGGGTAGCGTTTTAATATCTCTTGAATAGCCTTGATAACCGTCGCATTATCCGCCTTTTTGGTTAGCCTCTGGACTTCACCAGTCGCTGGGTTCATCAGCAAGACCTCTTCATCTCGCTTTCCTCTCGCTATGTCAGATAAGATACTCAAAGCTTCTTCTGCACTCATGATATTCTTAGCTTGCAGTTCTGCCATCTTCTCTTCGATCAAGGCTTTAATTTCTAGTTTTTTCAAGTTTTGACCAGCAATTCTGCCAGCCGTCTTCTCGCTATACCCAGCTTTGATAGCGGATTGTGTGGCATTCCCAGAGATGATGTACTCATCTACAAATCTCTGTTGTCTTAGCGATAATTTAGCGATGTTCCATCACCTCTTTCCGATGCAAAATAAAAAACCAGATGCAATCCGGTCTAGTTGTACTAATTAAAAAGGCAAGGTTTAAAAGTAACAATGAAAAAAATTAACTATTTTATAAGGAGATATCTACGAAAAAGTTTAACCGCATTTGGCCTACTGTGTACGTTGTTTTTACTTATCCTTGCCTTGATACCATAATACCACTTTAATCGGTCTATTATCTCCCACAAATCTCCCAATTATCTCCCACAAATCTCCCAATTATCTCCCAAATTAAAGACCAGTAGCTCACCGTTTTTATAAGCCTCTGCAAATTCAAATAGCGCTTGATCTAACAGCCGATAGTATTCGCTGGAAGAATATCCCAGAGCTGGGTAGATTTCTTTGTCTTGCCTAAATCTCAGTCGACAGTACCGCTCTACTAAAATCTGCGACAAATTAGCGTCTGACAGTCTGTTGATAGCCTCTGCGATATGTTCTAGTTCTTGTTGGGCGCTTATTCGTCTAAGCACCATGTTTTCAGTTTGCCTACTCGGAGATCCTGGAGCGCTCTTTGGTTCCAGGGAATAGGTAGCCGTAACCTTAGGGCTATATTCCTCCCCAGCAATTCGCAAATAATTTCTGTACCGCTTAAGCGTGCGATTGGCGTTCTCCTTGGTTTTATTTTTTAGTAGCTCATTAAAAAACATCTACTTTCTTTCTCTCCCTTGAAAATCAAGCGCACCAAGGGCTATTAGTTCGCCTGATTGTTTTTGAATTATCATGATTTTGTATTTTTGATTTATGAATTAAGAGAGACATCTCCTTCCTCTTTATTTAGCCCTTTAACCCCTCAGCTGGTAACGCTCCAGCGACTTTCCACGGTCCCACTTCGGCGAGGGGTGGCGTACGGTCAGGCGCCTAGCGATGATAGAAACATATTTAGAAAGATACTCCTTTTTGTTTTTTAGTTTGACCGTTTGAGTGCGAGTGTTAAGAGTAAAACCAAAGTTTAATTATTGATTTCCTCGCACTGTATGACCCACTAACCGATTTTCCATTCTTATCTTTGAGGCCTGTTGATTGCATGAGTTCAATTTTTTCCGCCCCACGGAGAAAA